TAGGTCCAGAGTTACCACGTGGTCTCTCATATGCTTTGACTGCATCAGCAGATGTGATTGGGTACGCTACAGCTAATAAAGAAGATAGTAAATTCTATATTTCTTTTCAAGCATACGATGAAAGAACTGTAGGCAGCAGGTTAAAACCACTTGCCCAGAAAGTTCTTGAGTTCGATTATGATAGCGTAATGAATGAAATCCTTAAATACAAAGAACAGGAGTCATAATGCCTTATAAAGGAGACGCAACTACAAACAACAAACAATCACTTAGTGAAGGCCCACCACCTTGGTTAGGCTTTCAAGAAGTTGCATGTGTTGGTTTTGTAGATAGAAAAGTAGATTCTAAATATGATAATTTAGATGTATTTCTAGAAGTGCACTTACAAAATGATCTATCACAGTATCCATACAAATATAATTTGTTAGGTACATTTGATAAAGATACAAGCGGAAAGATTGATGGTGGTAGTAGTTTACTAAAACATATCAATTATCTTTCAAGTGCATTATTATGGGATGGCGGTGTTGATGTACAAGGTAACTGGGTTACAGCAGATGATGAGCCGATTGATGATATACAATCGTACCTCACCAAAAACTATGCTCAGGACTTTGATAAAGATAAAACAAAAAGTATATATTGTTTTGTCTATGATAAATGGAGCGTCAAAGCTAAACGCTCTTATCAAACTGTCTGTCCTAAAATGGTAGTTAACACGCCAGATAATCAACGTGACTTGCATAGTTATATTGACTATATGAAGGCAAATGGATACATCAAGGAACATGATGCAAACCAGCCTCAACAAGCTAAAGTAATAACAAATGGCGTTACCGCAAACGCTAATACTGTATTTTAGTGGCAAGTCTCTACCATGAGATGGCTATAGGGAGTCCTCGTAACAGAGGGCTCCTTGTGCCTGAAGAAGATGTACCTAGCATAATAGCTAAGTACGGAAAGAATGAAGCAGTATACAAAAGCTTATATCTGTATGATGAAGAAGGTAAACAATATCATCAATTAAAAAAGACTTTTAAGAATTTTCATGGCAAAAGATATATTAACAATATATTGATTGACATAGATAAAGGTCAAAACACAGATGCACATACACTTAATAAAACAAGAAGTGTATTGTTTGAACTAAGCGAATTAGGTGTACAGTCACATTCATATAATGTTTACTTTAGCGGCACTGGGTATCATATTACAATAACTAACGAAGTCTTTAATTTTCCTAAAGGACATGCAGACTTACCTTTTATTGTAAAAGAAACAATTAATAATTTACTTAGTGATGTAGACTTATCCGTACTTAACAAAACTGCTATATACAGATGTGCGTATTCTTTTAATCAAAAATCTTGTCTTTACAAAATACCATTGACCATAGATCAAGTAAACAATAAGAAAGCAGAAGAAATAATAGAACTAGCTGTAAATCTTAATAATGTTAAAACTTATACTAGACAATCAGTATGGGGTGATGGTGAACTAGAAGATAAAGTAATAAAAGATGTGCCAAAAATTAAATTACAAGAATCATCAGTAGAGCCTAAGAATATAGTACCATGTGTACAGAAAATGTATAACCTTGGACCACAAGAAGGTTCAAGGAATAATACGTTGATGCGAATAGCATCTCATTTTAATAGACACGGTATTCCTTCACAGGCTACTAAAGCTGCATTAATGCACTGGAATAATGATCAGCTAGAACCAGCGATTGTAAATCAAAAAGTAGAAGATACATACAAAGTAGGATATAAATTTGGTTGTAAAGATGTACTAATGGAAAAGTATTGCAAACCAAATTGTATTCATTACAAACGCAAAGACTATTTAGTTGATGTTAAGAATAGTACAGACTTACAGTCAGAACTTGAAGAAAGACTTGAAACAGACTTTACAGGTAGAACAATAGATTTAGCTGAAATGTTTGGTGTTCAAGACAAAGACGCTACTATTTATCCAGGCGAACTTGTAACTATTTTTGGTAGCACAGGTGCAAACAAAACAGCTCTAGCACAAAACATTGTATTAGCATACAATGCAGAGACTGATGAGATAATGACAGATAAACAAATACCTACATTATTTTTATCATTAGAGTTATCAGGTTTTGTTATGCACAGAAGAAACTTACAAATTGTATCTGATTGTTCTAAAACAGAGATAGTAGATAATTATAAAGATATGTACAGGTATCATGAAAAAATGCTACAACATATCGTTATGCAATCTATTAGCCCAACAATACAACAAATCCAAGAGAAAATACAAAAGCTGCAACCTAAATGTGTAGTTATAGATTATATAGATTTAGTAGAAGTGCCATATAATAAACGTGGCGAATACGAAAAACTAAATTACATTAGTCATAACTTATCAAACTTAGCTGTTAACGAAGATATTATCATTATACAAGTATCTCAAGTAGCAAGAGAATACTCACGTAGTCAGATAATGGACTTGTATGCTGCTAAAGGTAGCGGTGCTATAGAAAATGCATCAAGGAAAGTAATAGGTATTACAGGGTCATCTAATGAAAAAAGTAAACGTATGGAAATATTCAAAAATAGTGACGGTGATTTATTCAGTGTCAATTTAGAATGGACACCATCGTTTAGACTTAAAAAGAAACAAATCAGATATCAACAAAGTAAAGCACTCGGTAGAACTTTTAGAATAATGGAGGATAACTGATGCAAAAGAAAACAACTGTTCAACTAGTTAGTGAATTGATAGAGGTAGAGCAAGAATTATTGTTAGAGAAAGATATAGATAGGACTGAAGAACTTGCAAAACAAAAAAACAATTTACAAATACAAGTAAGAACAAAGATTGAAAATGTTGATCATTTCATGTTAGAGCTCAATAAAAAAGAACATATCATTGACGCAGAAGTTGAAGCACTAAAAGATGAAATTGACAGATTAAAGAACAAACGTAAAGGATTAGAACGAACTAAAGATTTCTTTCATAAAAAATTATTACCTGCTGTTATAGAAGAAGTAGGTAATGATGGTGTATATGAAACTAATGTAGCTCGTTATAAATTGTATCAAACGTTTGGTCCAGTTGACATTGATCCACATACAATACATAGCGACTTTAAAAAGGTAGAGATAGTTGAAAAGATAGATAAATCAAAAGCCAGAAAAGCTGCTATTGCTGCATTTAACGCAGGACAGGAGATGCCACCTGGTATTGACATCAATAAAGTCAAAAGAGTAAAACGCACATAACACTTGTGTATATTATTATTTTGATGGTAAATTATTACGGGCTCGGTTGTTCCAAGAAATTGGACAGTGAGTAAAAACACCAACGCCGAGCCCTAATAATTATGAAGTATGATAAAGATAAATTCAAAGAGGTACTTGAACCTCATCATCGTACTTATTGGAAGATTGCTTACACAAAGCTACAGAGAAAAATGCAAAGTCTCAAATCCTCCCTTAAAAAACGATCAGAAGAATCTAACGTATTATTTAAAATAGATATGGAAGATTTGCGTAAGATGTTTTATAAATCATACGGACAAAGCTGCAAGTATTGTAGAAAAAAACTAACAATTAGAAATATGGTTTGCGACCATATAATACCATTAGCAAAAAATGGTGATTCTACTGTAGATAATTTACAATTGATTTG